ATCTATTTTGAAAAAGATACAGATGAAATGAAAGCCTTAGAAAATACAAAACAGATTGGAGCAGAATCCCGTGACTTTAGTAACGCATGGAAAATGCTTAACTATGCAAACAATAAAGTTAAGCCAACTTTGCTTGTTCTTATTTCTCAGTCTCGTAACAATATCAATGCTATGTATACTAGCCAGCAGCCTTCTGGTGGTCAGGCTACTAAGTTTTATTCCTCATGTATTGTTAAACTCTTTTCTTCAGAGTCAGACAATCAAGCGATTAAGGGCAAGATCAAGGTAGGAGATAAATTAATTGAAGAAAAGATTGGTAGAACTATTAAGTGGGAACTCCAGTTCTCCAAAACCTCTCCAGGGTTCCAGTCTGGTGAGTATGATTTTTATTTCAGAGGTGACGATATTGGTCTTGATACCATTGGTGATCTGGTTACTACCGCAGAACTAAATGGCATTGTAGAACGCACAGGTGCTTGGTATATACTTCCTGACGGCACAAAGGTTCAGGGTAAAGAAGCATTCGTTAATCGTGTAAGAGAGGATCTTGACTTGCAAGAATCAATCAAGGCAAAACTAAATGCCTAGTTATACAGTTTATCAGGGTCAATGGGTATGCCATACGTGTAAGGCTATTGTTCCAACATTGAGGTGCTATGCTGCAACCAAAACATTAACATGGATGTGCAAAGAAAAACATTTGACAACCGTATACCTTGGTAGAAGAAAAAAGAAGGATTTTGATGACGGAGAAGAGTGAGTCTAAGAGAATAGGGGCTAAGCAGCACAAGAACTCTGGTCGTAATACTCAAAAGGGAGATGCGTCCTGGAAAAACTTTGTTGTAGACTTTAAAGAGGTCGGAAAGTCTTTTACATTGAACAAAGAGGTTTGGGCAAAGGCTACAACTGATGCTATGAAAAACGGTAAAGACCCAGCAATTGTTGTCGTACTGGGCGAGGGTAACTCTAAAGTAAGACTTGCTATAATTGAGATGAGTATATTAGAAGATCTAGTGGAGGAATAATGGAACAACAAGGAACAACAATAGATATGGTAAATGGTTTGTCAGAGATTGCAGACTACATGCAGGACGAAGAACTCACAGTTGCACTGACAATGATTGCTAAACTAATTATAAAGCCAGACATCCCAATCAATGTTGCCCACGTAGAGATTGTAAGGCTGCAGGCAATTGCTGCTAAGATGGCTTTCAAAGCAACCTGGATGGCCAATGTTGATAAGTCAGATCGTGGAAAGAAGAATCTTTATTACACGGCAGCAGAGTCGTTAAACAATTTAGTATCTGCGCTAAAGTATATTACTCGCTAATATGCTATACTTATACTAATAGAAACGAGTAAAAAATGACAAAAAGTTTATTGCAACAGATTATGGTTAAGCAGGAAAAACCACCAGTAGACTCAATAGATGTTGCTGGTTTGACTGAAAAAATTCAGTCTGGATATACTGTCAATCGTATTGAAAAGCAAACCCAGAAGAAGACCTTTGCGCCATCCACTATTGCCTACGGGCATGGAGAGTGTCCAAGATACTGGTACCTTGCCTTTGACGGACAAATGTTTGAAGATGATGCAACACCATACAGTGCAGCCAATATGACTGCAGGAACAAAGTCTCACGAAAGAATCCAAGAAGCAATGGGTAATGTTCCAGACTTCCTTGTTGATTCAGAATTTAAAATAACACATAATGATCCACCAATCTTTGGTTATGGAGATGTTATTGTTAACTGGCAGGGAGAAGAACTCCTTGGTGAAATTAAAACAATGATGAATGAAGGTTTTGAGTACCGCAAGGCTCATATGAAACCAAAGACTGGTCACCTAGTCCAGTTGCTTATCTACATGAAAATTCTCAAGAAGCCTAAAGCAGTTCTTATTTATGAAAATAAAAACAATCACGAGTTGCTTATTCTTCCAGTAGAAGTAAATGATTATTATCGTCGGTGGGTAGACCAGACGTTTGAATGGATGAGATCAGTTCGTAAGGCTTGGGTCGACAGAACCCTACCTGAAAAGAACTATCGCTCTAATTCAAAGATTTGCAAATCATGTCCTATTAAAAAGGCTTGTGCAGATGCTGGTAAGGGAGACTTTAAACTAAAGTCTTTGGAGCCTATAGATGAAGCATTGTCAATGGTGTGATCAACAATTTAAAACAGATATAACATATCAGATATATTGTTCACCAGAGTGTAGAGACCAGTCGACAAAAGAAAAAATTGCTGCAAGGTATATGGTTTCTAGACGACAAAAAAGAATAGGTAAGGAAAGAACTTGCAAGTCATGCAAAGAGTCTTTGTCAATCTATAATGATGACAACCTTTGTGTAAAATGTAATGTCAATCCTTCTGACGTAGCAAAAGCATTAAAAGAAATTAAGGATAATTTAAAATGAAACTAGCAGAGGCAATAGGAACTAAAATTCCAAATACGATTTGTGCAATTGATGCAAGCACAAACAGTCTTGCCTTTGCTATTTTTAATACTCAACAAAAGACTTTAGAGTCAGTAGGAAAGATTACCTTTAAAGGTAAAGACACCTATGAAAAAGTTATGGATGCTGGACAAAAAGTTAAGTTGTTTCTAGATATGTACGGCGGATTTGAAGCCATTGTAATTGAGCACACAGTATTTATGAACAGTCCCAAGACAGCAGCAGACCTGGCTTTAGTTCAAGGAGCAATTCTTGGATCAGCAGGTCAGTCTGGAACCAAAGTTATAGGCAAGGTATCTCCAATTACTTGGCAAAACTTTATTGGTAACAAAAAGATTTCCAAAGATGAGCAACTGTTTATTCGTTCTCAGAATCCTGGTAAGTCAGTTTCTTGGTATAAAACTTATGAGAGAAATCTTCGTAAAGAAAGAACAATTAAGTTTATTAATATTAACTATGATAGAACGATTACAGATAATGATGTTGCGGATGCTTGCGGAATTGGGCACTGGGCATTAAAAAATTGGGGAAAGGCTATAGGTACGGAATAATGGATAGAGATCCTCTTAAATTTAAGGAAGAAGAGCAAGACGTTATTTTAACTGTCAGGACTCTTGCTCCTACGAAATGGATACTTTTAGATAGAGAGACTGGACAAATTTATCAAGGCAGCCCAAAGGGGCACTGGGATAGACTTGATCCAACTATTAAAGAATACAAGGAACAGTAAGATGGCAAAGATATTAGTATCAATAATTTCTTATAAGGAAGGAGATCTTCTTGGAACAGTTAAAGACTGCTACGATAAAGCAAAAAATAAAGAAGATCTTGTGTTCTCTATAGTAGAAGAACACTATCCAGAATTTTATTCAGATTTAAGTTTTGTGCCAGAAAAGCAAATGCTTTACAGAAAGTTTGATCTTTCAGAATACAGAGGAATACTTTGGGCACGAGATCTAACAACAAGAGAGTTGCCATTTGAGTATGATTACGTTCTTTTTATTTGTGGGCATACAAGGTTTGAGCAAGACTGGGACACTACATCTCTTGAAGAGTATGCAAAAGCAAAAGCAAAGTCTGAAACTGGTAAAGCAATTCTAACTCTTTGTCCACCAGACTTTGAGTACAATGATGATTGGTCTATTAGATATAAGGATAAGGTAAGGACAAACCTATACCACCCATCTATAACTGGTTGGGACCCAAGAATTCAGGAAGTAACAGACTTTATTCCAGGGTATTGGTTTCCAGTTGGAAGTGTTCCACCTGACGACGACGATGTTCATGAGAATTATTGGGTACACTTCACATGGTGTTTTGCAGAAAAATCATACATTGATGAAGTTCCTCTAGATCCAGAAATGAATTTTAATGGAGAAGAGCCATATGTTGCTTTACAGTCTTGGGGTAGAGGATGGAGAATGTTTGCAACATCAAAAATTTTTGCTTACCACCATCTTTCAAGGCAGTACCCAGGGGAAAAGTTAAGCAGATATAGTACTGCAAGACCATGGGCAGACGATAAGAAAAAAGATCATTGGGAACACTCAAGGAATGCGATGTTAAAACTTAACTTGCTTTTTTCTGGAAGGCTAACTGGGGTACATGGAAACATACCTTTAGAGGTTACTCAAGAGTATTGCAGAAGAAGTGGTATTAATTTAAAAATGACAGAATATAATCCAGAATATGACAAGGTCGATGGTTATCAGCATATGATGTCAATTAAAGATACTGCCCCCGTAACAAGGGAAGACTTAGACTGGAAAGTTCCTGGGGTTGACAAATAGACTCATGGCTGCTAAACTATATACAAGCGAGACTTTTATGCGTAAGAGATATCTTATGGATAAGAAGACTCCAGAAGAGATTGCAAAGGAGTGCGGAGTGAGTCTAGAGACCATTTATGTTTACCTTGCTAAATTTGGATTAAGGAAGTCGAGACGATGAGTAAATTTGAGAAGGCTTTGGTAGCACTTGCAGTAGCAGGCACTGTTGGTTTTGCTTTTGCATTTGCTACACTAAAAGGAATCCCAGAAGCGTTTGACTGGGAACTTGATGACGAGGAATCCTATGAGTGATAACTTAAACATAACAGTTGACCAAGTAAATAACCCATTGCACTACACATCAGATCCTTCAGGTATTGAGTGCATTGAGATTACCAGACATAGAAACTTTAACATTGGCAATGCCTTTAAGTATTTGTGGAGAGCAGGACTCAAGGACGAAGCAAAGACCATTCAGGATTTAGAAAAAGCAATCTTCTACATCAAAGATGAAATTAATAGACTAGAGGGAAAGTATGTCAACTGAAGATGATCTAGTTAAGCACCTTGATCAAGTAAACCAGGTAGTAGAAGAATACCTTAAGGGTAATGACCCAACTGTAATCTCTAAGCAACTTGCAATACCAAGACAAAAGGTTGTAACACTTATTAACGAGTGGAAGGTTATGGCATCTGCTAATGATGCTATCCGTGCTCGTGCTAAAGAAGCCCTGGCAGCAGCAGATACACACTATAGCAAACTGGTATCTCGCACATACGAAGTTATTGACGAAGCATCTATGACTAATAATCTTAGTGCAAAAACAGCAGGCATTAAACTTGTTATGGATATTGAGTCCAAAAGAATTGATATGTTGCAGAAGGCTGGACTCCTTGAGAATAAAGAATTAGCAGAAGAAATGATGGAGATTGAGCGCCGTCAAGAAGTTCTTGTTGCTATACTAAAAGACATTGCATCCGAATATCCACAGGTTCGTGATGAGATTATGCGTAGGCTATCTTCATTTGCAAAAGACAACGAGGTGATTACAGTTGTCCACGATGTTCAATGAGTTCCTTGAAGCACTAAAGTCTGATCACTTTGAAGAGATTCCTGTAGATGCAAGAACATTTGTTGAAGGTGAAGAGTACCTTGGACAGCCACCCCTGTCTGATATTCAGTACGACATTGTAGAAGCCATGAGCCAGATCTATCGTAAAGAAGATCTTATAAATTTGCTGGGGGAAGAAAAAGGAACTCAATACTACAACAAGTACACAAAGAATGAAATCATCCTGCAACTGGGCAAGGGATCTGGAAAAGACTTCACATCAACCGTAGCATGCTCATACATCGTATATAAACTGCTATGTTTAAAGGACCCAGCAAAGTATTTTGGTAAGCCCTCTGGAGATGCTATTGACCTAATCAACGTTGCTATTAACGCACAACAAGCAAAGAATGTTTTCTTTAAAGGTTTTAAGTCTAAGATCGAAAGGTCTCCTTGGTTCATTGGCAAGTATTATGCAAAGGCTGACTCAGTTGAGTTTAATAAATCAATTACTGTTTACTCTGGACACTCAGAAAGAGAATCGCATGAGGGTTTGAACCTTCTTCTTGCAGTGCTTGATGAGATTTCTGGTTTTGCATCTGAGGTTGGAACTGGTAACGAGCAGGGAAAGACTGCTGACAACATTTACAAAGCATTCCGTGGATCAGTAGACTCCCGCTTTCCTGACCTTGGCAAAGTTGTTTTACTTTCATTCCCAAGATATCCAGGCGACTTTATTTCAGAAAAGTATGATGCAGTTATTGCTGAAAAAGAAGTTATTGAAAGAACCCATGAGTTTATAATTAATCCATTACTGCCAGACACAGACCCAAGCAATAAGTTTCAAATTTCGTGGGACGAAGATCAAATCATTTCATATAAATACCCAGGAGTGTTTGCACTAAAAAGACCAACATGGGAAGTAAACCCAACAAGAAATATTGATGATTTTAAGATTGCTTTTATGACTGACCTGGGTGATGCTATGCAACGCTTTGCCTGTGTACCAACCTTTGCTTCTGATGCATTCTTTAAGCAAGTAGATAAAGTTAGAAACTGTATGACTCTTCGTAACCCTGTAGATAATTTTAGAAGGTTCGATGAAGCCTTTAAGCCTGACCCAGATAAGGTTTATTATGTACATGCTGACCTTGCACAAAAGCACGACAAGTGTGCTGTAGCAATTGCTCACGTAGATAAGTGGGTAAACATTCAGGTAATTAATAACTATGAGCAAGTTGCACCAATTGTAGTTGTAGATGCTGTTGCTTGGTGGGAGCCAAAAGTAGAGGGCCCAGTTAATCTTTCAGAAGTTAAACAGTGGATTCAGAATCTGAGAAGACTTGGATTCAATATTGGGATGGTTTCATTTGACCGTTGGCAATCATTTGATATACAAAATGAATTGAAGCAGGTTGGTATGAGAACTGATACTGTTTCTGTTGCTAAGAAACATTATGAAGATATGGCTATGCTTGTTTATGAGGAAAGACTTGCAATGCCATCTATCGAACTTCTGTTTGATGAACTAACCCAGTTAAAGATAATGAAAAATGATAGAGTTGACCACCCCCGCAAAAAGTCAAAGGACTTGGCTGATGCTGTGTGTGGGGCAATATTTGGGGCAATATCACATACCCCAAAAGACCAAAATCAGGTCATTGAAGTTCATACTATTAGTGATCGACCTAAGCAGGTTGACATGGGTAGAGATAATGTGATACACTATAAACCTATGCCAGATGATGTAAAAGATTATCTGGATAGATTCAATCTACTATAAACAAGGAGAAATACCGAATGAATTCATTCAAGAAAATCGCACTAGCCGTGGTTGCAGCCATGACTTTGGGCATGGTCGCAGTAGCACCTGCAAATGCTACAGTAATGACAGTAGCGGTAACGCTAGACGGAACAGCAAACACAACTAATGGTGTAATTGCTACCCCTGCCACATTACCAGTCCCATCAGATAACACAGTCGATGCAGCAGATGCACTACGCTTTGTAGCAACAGTAGCAGCAGGAACATCAGTTTCTGCAGTAGCAACTAACGCAACAATCGTATCAGCACTACACACATCAGCAGCACCAGTCGGAGCATCATCAGGATCATCATCTTTGACAATTGCAACAGGTACTGGAACAACTGCAACATTCTATGTCTATACAAAGACAACAGCAATTGGCACAGTTGTAATCAACAACGGTGGAACAACCCTTACATACTATGTACAGGGAACTGCTGGTAAGATCAATGCTCTTACAGTTTCAGCACCTTCAGCAGGTGCAGCAGGAACTAAGCAAGAGATCACAGTAACTGCTACAGATACATTTGGCAACAAGGTTTCTGGTAAGTCAATTACTGCAACAGTATTTGCTTCAACAGCAGTACTAGATACAGCAACAGCAACAACTGGTGCTACACTTTCAGATTTTGGAGTTGCAAAGTTTAATGCAACATTGCCAGCAACTGGAACACGTTCACTAATTACATTTGCTCCAACAACTGCTGGAGATGCAACAACTACAGATGTAGTTGGTCTACCTGCTCGTGCACTTGCACCATTTGCAGAGATCGCAGTTCGTGATCTAGTATCAGAACTTGCTGCACAGACTGCTGCAAAGATTGCTGCAGAGAATGCTCTTGCTGCTGCCATTGCTAAGGCTGCATCAGATGCTGCTGCTGCAAAGGTTGCTTCAGATGCAGTACTTGCTGCTAAGAATGCAGAACTTGCAAAGTTCAAGGACGACACAACAACAGCAGTTGCTCAGGCAAAGGCTGCTTCAGATAAGGCACTTGCAGATGCAAAGGTAGCATCAGATGCTGCTCTTGCTGCTAAGGATGCACAGATTGCTAAGTTGACTGCAGATAATGCAGCAGCACTTTCTTCTTTGAAGAAGTCATTCAATGCACTTGCTACAAAGTGGAACAAGAAGAATCCAAAGGCTAAGGTTACTCTAGTTAAGTAATTAGTCCAACATTAAAGGGGTTACCAATTACGGTAGCCCCTTTTTTGTGCAATAAAATGGTATAATCATCCTATCAGACATGTCGTCTGCAAGGGGGAAAGGTAATTAAACGACTACTAAGAATAGTAACAGCCACAGTTCTAGCCTTTGGCTGGCTACTTATAGCCCCCCAGGAAGCCCACTCTGATGACCCACTCACAGTAGCATCCCAAGAAATACAGGAACTTAACGATAGCGTAGATGACCTTGGATATCAAGATGATTTTATAGATCTTATAGAGATAGCAGAAAATAAGTTTGCCTCAGCCACAAATGCAAAGGAACTTAAAGATGATGCCTATGATGCCCACGAAGATGCAGTAGAAGCAGAAGCCACAGCCTTAGAAGCAAAGAACCTTGCTCAGTCAAATGTGGATGGGCAGACAGCCACAGTAGCCTTGGCCCTTGAACATAAAGACAATGCTCTTGAAGAAAGAAACGATGCACAGGATGCTCTCAGCATAGCCAACATAAATGTTCAAACTACACAATCAAATATGCAGAGTGCTGGAGGAACAGGTTTAGCATACACTGTTTATACTCTTGTTAGACAGGGTAATGTTGCTACCCCAGGATCTGTTATCTGTTCTGGTACCTGGAACTCAAGCAGTATGCAACTTCCAGTTTGCGGTAATAGATACGAAAACCTTATAGTTAAATTTACTGGACAGATAACAGTCCCTTCATGGTTTACACAAACCTACTTTGCAGGATATACGGATGATGGTTTTAGAATGTATGTTGACGGTCAACTTGCTGTTGATAACTGGGTAGAGCAAGGGACAACTTGGAGCGATTACTCTCCCGTATATGATGTTAGTGAAGACAAAACTTTAGATGTAGAAATATGGTGGTACAACGGAGGAGGCCCTGGATCCTACCTTCTTGGATGGGCAATTCCTGGAGGATGGACTGGAGCAGGTTGTGACTATGCTGGAAATCCAAGAGTATGGGGACAAAACTTTAGTTGTAATCTTAATACATTTTCTTCTGGCTCAGGACCAACACAGGAACAGACAGATGCTTACAATGATGCTGTTGCAGCACAGGCTATAGCACAAACAAACTATAACAATAAATTGGCAGTATACAATGACAAACTAAGCGTATACAATTCTGAGAATACAACACTGTCATCAATGAATCAGGTTTTGCAAACCAAGACACAGGAACATCTTGATGCTATTGCAGATACAGAAGATGCTTTAGACTTGAAGAATAGCAGAATAGAGATATACAATCAGTCAATAATTGATTTAAATAATGCTATTAGTGATGCATGGGAATATTATTATGAGCAATCAGAAAGAGAACTTAATGCTGCTATTGCTCAAGCAGCAGCCAATGCTGCAGCCAATCAGCCTACCCCAGAACCCACCCCAGAACCTTCTCCAGAACCAACCGAAGAGCCTACAGATGAACCAACGCCTGAACCTACCCCAGAGCCATCACCAGAGCCTACAGTAGACCCTACAGAAGAGCCAACACCAGAGCCCACACCAGAGCCTACAGTAGACCCTACAGAAGAGCCCACACCAGAGCCCACACCAGAGGTTACCCCAGATCCAGAACCAACTGAAGAGCCAGTTGTAGAACCTACTGAAGAACCTACACCAGAACCTGGGCCAGAGCCAGAACCAGAAGAGAACCCTTGGAATGAACCAGATGTAGAAATTACTGATGAGGTATTAGCAGCCCTGGTTCCTGAAAAGGGGACTGGAACAGAAGAAGATTTATCTAATGTTATTGCTAACCTTACAAGTAGTGATAACAAGTTGGTTACTCTTTCCCCTGAACAAGTAACAGCAGTTAGCCAAACACTCAGAGCCTTGACTCAAGAAGCAAAGGCTGAGGTTGCAGAAGATCTTGGAATTAAGCCTTCAGAAGTTGCACAAATTGCTGAGCAGATGAAGTCTAACCCAGCACTTGCAGAAGCATTTGTTGAGTTTACAGATAGAGAAGCAGAGGCAGGGGAGACACCAATGCCATTTACATTAGCAGATGCAGTAACAGAAGTACAAACAGAGGCATTCTTAGCAGACCCACTTGGAGCAGTATTTGAAGTGGATGTTACAGAACTATTATCTAATTTCTCTGAGTTAGGTATGGATATGACAGATGATCAGAGAGAGAAAGCACAAGAAGTAATTATCCCAGTGGTCATAGCATCACAAATTGCAGGGGCAGTTATAAGGAGGAACAAATGAAGATAATCAAAAAAGCCTTTAATCTCGTAGGTAAAATCCTAAAGGGATTAGTTAAATGGTTTAAAGACGCAGGAATGGAATTAATTGCACAGGCATTCACCCTCCTTGGCTTCTTTATCGCATGGCTAACTTTAACGGGATCAGCAAGAGACATTGTTGGTATTGCAGTACTTGCAACAACAGTAATTTGGCTTATCACAATCCCGCTAAGAAAGGAGGACTAAATATGGCAACTAAAAAGGTAGTAGAGCCTCCTAAGAAGGAGCACCCACAAAAGGCAATCACTAATATCCTTATGCGTATTGTCGCAGTCTTTGCAGCATCTGGTCTATCAGTACTTGGTGCTGGAGCAGTAGTTGGAATTGACACAGTTCAGGCAGTATTCTTAGCAGGACTATTAGGCGTAGCAACAGTCATTGAAAGACTGGCAAGGGCTTTTTTGGACGATGGAAAACTCACATTGGCAGAGATCAATGATGCGTTTAAGACGGTAGACAAAAAGGCTAATTAGTCATTATTGGCGGTAGTTGACAGCCCTCTCTGGGCAATGGTATACTTGAGTATCACCTATCTGGAGAGGGCTTTACCATGACCTGTATTGCTGTAGTAAAACATGAAGATAAAATCTACATGGCTGGAGACCGTGGGGCATCAGATGATGGAACCATCTTAGCACTTACTGCTCCAAAGGTTTGGAAGATTGGTCCATATCTAATTGGATATGCTGGATCAATGGACGGAGAAAGAATCCGTTATAACTTTAAACCAACACCACCCAACATTAAAGACACAGACAAGTTTATGCAGACAAAATTTATTAAAGAACTCAAAGAATTTTATAATGAGTTCTGGGTTGACACATCTAAAGATGGAGACCTGGGTTTGATTATTGCAGTCCGTGGAGAAATCTATGAACATAGTTCTGGAGATATGTCTTTATCTAAATACATGCTTCCTTATCTTGCTATGGGTTCTGGTGCAGAATATGCCTATGGTGTTTTGTATGCAACAGATAAACAGAAAAATGCAAGGAACAGAGTAATGCAGGCAGTAAATGCTGCTATTAAATTTAACCCATCCTGTATGGGTCCAGTTGACATCGTAAGCCTTTAAAGGTATACTTAATACATGAGCGAAGAATTTGACGAGATCCTAAGAGATATCCAAAATATAGAATCAGATTTTGACGAGTTTGAAATCTGGCTTGAAAACGGTATTGAACGAGGATGGGTAACAGAACCATTCTGCAATACACACGAAGGTGATCCATATATGGATGAAGAAGAGCAAAAAGAATGGGAAGAGGGCGGAGACCCTTGCCAAGTAGTTTTAAAAATCAAACAATAACAACAACAAAGAGAGAGACAAAAATGAAAAAAACACTACTAGCACTACTATCAGCAGTACTATTAATTACAGTAGTACAGCCAGCACAGGCAGAAGATCAAAAGGTTCTAGCCATTATTGATACTGCTATTGATTCAAGAAAGTTCCCTCAGATCATTCATGAGGTATGCTTTAATACATACAAAAATTCCTGTCCAAACAAGACAAATTTTATGGAAGGAAAGGGAGCAGCAGCAATAGCAACTCCCCCAGCAGACTCAAACAATATGTCTGCATATCACGGTGATGCTATGGTAAAGGCTGCCTTGGCAATTAATCCAAACCTTAAGATTGTATTTATTAGATATGCTGAAGAGTACACTGCCAACAAGAGGGTTGTGTACACAAACTGGGCTGACAGTTTACGCAAATCAATCGACTGGGTATCAAAGAACTCAGAAAAATATAGTATTGATGCCTTATCAATTAGTCAATCTAGTATAAATATTCCAACTTGGTGCACAACAGACAATGTCACAATCAATGCGGTTTCATTGCTTAACTCTAAGAATGTTCCAGTATTTGCTGCGACAGGTAACGATACAAATAAAACTTCTGTTGGATTCCCAGCGTGTGTTGCTGGAGTAGTTGGTGTTGGATCACTAACTGAACAAGTTGATGCTGGTGTTAGAATTGGAGAGACACAAACTAATAGAGGTCCAGGACTTGACCTGTTAGCAGTTGGAGGACTCTCTATTACTAAGGTAAATGGAGCACAGTTTAACCTTGGTGGAACATCAGGAGCAGCAGCAATCTCTGCATCTGCGTATACTAAAAACAATACTTATAAAACTTTTGTAGAATATTTAAATTCTCTTACAAAAGAATCAGTTAAGTTTGTTGACTACTTTACTATGGTAGGTAAGCAAAAAGTTCCTACATTTGAAGCAGTAAGAGTAGTTGCTGTTAGTTCTAAGTAATAATATTTAAAGTCCTAGGCATGACTAAAACTGCCCACTTTGCCCTATAACTCAGTTGGTAGAGTGCCGAACTGTTAATTCGGATGTCCCTGGATCGAGGCCAGGTGGGGCAGCGTAACACTATTGAAAGGAAACGATATGCAATTTCAACCTACAAGTAGGCAAGAAGAATTTGTCATAGACCTGTTAGATCAAAAAACTGGTGGGTACTATGTAGAACTAGGAGCGTTCCACTCTAAGAATGGAAGCAACACCTACAGGCTAGAGACAGAGTTTGATTGGAACGGAGTATCGTTTGAGATTGTTCCAGAACTACACAAAGAGATTACCGAAAATAGAAAGAACCCTTGCATCTTGGGCGATGCTACTCAGTTTAATTACATTAAATATTTTGAAGAAAATAACTTTCCTAATCAAATAGACTATCTACAAGTTGACATTGACTCTGGATATAAACTTAACGGAAGACCTGATGGCAATGCCTATCTATCCTTACACGGATTAATTGCTGTGCCACTAAATAAATATAGATTTTCAGTAATAACATTTGAGCACGACGCAAATATGTACTGGAGAAATATTGCAATGAGAGATGTTCAACGAGAGATTCTTGACTCTTTGGGGTATTCTTTAGTTGCAAGAGAATACCATGAGGACTGGTGGGTAGATCCAAGTGTTATTGACTTAGAAAAATATAGAAAGCACTTTAGGTGGGAATCCCTATAAGGGCAACTCGTGATATAATAATATAAAGATACCTATAAGGAGGTAATCATGTCAGCAAAAGGAAGTTTAGAGGCAATCATTGAGGTTGCAAAGAAAGAAGTGGGCACAATTGAAGGCCCTAAAGATAATGAAACAAAGTATGGTGCATGGATTAAGGTTAACTTCCAACCATGGTGCCAGTCGTTTGTTTCTTGGTGTGCTTTTACTGCGGGAGTAAAGTCTTTCCCTAAGTCTGCATCAACAGTAGCAGCATCAGATCAGTTTAAAAAAGAAGGTCGTTGGGCAGATGCTCGCAATGATGACCCACAAGCAGGAGACTGGATTTATTTTGATTTCCCAGATGATGGTGTAAATCGTATTTCACACGTTGGCCTTTGCATTAAGAATAATGGCGATGGAACAATCCAGGTTATTGAGGGAAACACTTCAGGAACTGCAAAGGGAGACCAGCGCAATGGAGGAATGTGCGTAGAAAAAACTCGTGCATATGTAAAGAACAATAAGAAGAAGTTAGTTAACGCTGTTGTTGGTTGGGGTCGTCCAGTATACACTGGTGAAGAAAATGCTCCACTACTAAACAAGATCGTTGCATCTGCAACTACCGCAGCACCAGTTAAGAAGGCAGCACCAAAGGAAATTAAGCCTGCTGCTAAGAAGTCTTCTGGTGGCGGAGGAAAGGCTCAGGTAGCCCTATAATGGATTCCAACAAAAGATCACTACTAAAAACAATCAGTTGGCCATTTGTACATTTTACTTTTGTTTCTGGAATTTTATTTGCAGCAAGCCATATAATTTATGGTGAGGCTGAATGGGAGTATGTTGGACTATATGCACTTTCATACATGGCGTTAGAAATGACATTCTATTACCTACATGAGAGAGTCTGGGCAAAGTTTGGACACAAGGTAAAATAATGCGTATTAAGATAATTAAGTTTGTCGTCAAATCACTTGGGTATGAGTGGTCTGGCGATGAATTAAAACTACCTGTCTGGTATGTTAAGGAAAAGAAAAAGAAGTAATATGCCTGTTTATGAATATACCTGTACTGGAAAATGCGAAGGTACAATAATCAAACAGCGTTCAATTAAAGACAACGATCCAGGGTATGATTGTGAAACTTGCAATCTACCACTGGAACGTGTATACTCTAATGTAGGAGTTGTTTTTAACGGCTCTGGCTATTATTCCACAGACAACAGAAAGCGGTAGTATAATGTTTACAATGATTAAAGATGAAGTAAAGCAAGATTGGCTGCTATCACCTTTAGATCGGTGTGATAGATGTAGTGCTGAGGCCTTAGTTAAGGTCACAGGGATAAGTGGAGACCTGCTGTTTTGTGGTCACCACTACAACAAAATAATGGCAATCCCAGACGGGTACAACAGCATGATGTCCTTTATGATTAGCATTGTTGATGAAAGAGATAAGTTAAAGCAAGACCGACTAAAGGACTAAAAATGATTATTCAGATTATTGGTCTTCCAGGTTCTGGCAAAACAGAACTAGCGAAGGCACTAAAAGAACGAATTAACGCTATTCATCTTAATGCTGATGAGGTTCGTGCAACAGTAAATTCAGACTTAGGTTTTAGTCCTGAAGATAGAATTGAACAGGCAAGGCGTATGGGTGACATGGCAAGGCTTATTGCTAAGCAAGGAGTTGCTCCAGTAGTAGTTGATTTTGTATGTCCAACTGATCTAACCCGTGCAGCATTTGGTAAGCCAGATATTTTAATTTGGGTAGACAGAATTGAGTTTGGAAGATTTGAAGATACAAATAAGATGTGGGAAGATCCAGAGTCATGCGATGTCAGAATCCCCTGTGGGATGACCGTAGAAGAAGAGGCTGACCTTATCATTGCCGCTTGCCAGTTACACGACTGGACAGCCCCTACAACTCTTATGCTGGGTAGGTACCAGCCCTGGCACGAGGGCCACCACGCCCTTTACAGGGAGGCTGGCAAGAGAACTGACCAAGTACTTCTTGGAGTCCGTAATACTTATAATACAAGCGAAAAGGATCCTCTCAAGTTTGATCAGGTAAAAGAATATATTGCCAAGGACGAATTTATGGACGGCGCATTAGTACTAAGACTACCCAACATTACCAACATTGTTTATGGTCGTG